TCCTTAAAAGCTTCCTCATCAACTAAGTCTTTAACAACTTCAACAACCTCAGCTTTTTCAACATCCTTTTTTTGATTAGTTAAATTTGTAACTATTGATCTAAGTTGTTTAAGTTCTTCAAGCAATTCTTGATTAGGTTTACTCTCCTTTACATCTTCAACATCAGCATTGACAACTTCTTCACCATCATGATTATCAATGTCATTGTTGCTATCCACAACATCAGTGGAGGTATCATCTCCAGAAACATCATCTGATTTTTCAACAACAGTTTCAACCACATCGTCTTCTTTTTGAAAAAAGGAAAAATCATGATCTCCCCCAACTGGATTATCTAACATATTATCAATCTGGTCCTTCAATCCAACTTCTTCATTCTCACCACTACTTGACATTTGGCACTCCTTTCAAACTATCATTAATTTTATTCTCTTTCAGCATATGAAAGATATTTCTACAATGTTTTAAGTTATTTATAAAACCCCTAAAAACATCATACTCACGACCTGAATACTTAACATCTTCATCAACAAGACAATTCTTATAATACTCAATTCTTACATCAATCTCATTTAAAAAATCTGTATGAATTGAAGAGTTGATGAAATCAGAAAACATCTGCTCAGTTGATATAATTTCAAGATCAGTTTTCATATCTAAATTCTTCATTATCTCATCTCCGCATTTATGGGGATAATGTTTCCTGCTTGAGCCTGTTGCTGAATCTGTTCATTAGGCATAACCTGCGGTTGAATGTTCCCACCTCTTTTAACAAAATCATTGACGTTTTTAGCACCTGAATTTCTTGCAATGTATTTAAATATTTTGACTACGTCAAAGGTTTGTGCAAGACTTGGTTCTTTAACTATATTCTCAAACATCCTCATCCAAATATCATTATAGTTCCCACCACTAACAGAACCATCACTAACAATCACATCATAGTTGATGTCAAGATCTCTTGGTGAAACTTTCATCCTACCACGATTAATTGAATCAGAAAATTCCTCCATCAACACCTGTTCCCAATCACCAGAAACTTTAACATAAGCATCATCAGTCATCATCTGCTTTGTATGCTCAGCGAAGAATTCACCAATGTCTGTCATGCCTTGAAGGCTGATAATCCTTGCAATCCTTTCAAGACGACTAACAGCACCAGCACTTGTTCCTTGAAATTCAGCCTTAGTTAACCTTTCAGGCCCTCCCTCTCTTAAACTTCCCATAGCTGCATCATCAGTTGCACCTATCTTCTGCATCCAATTAACTATCCAACCTGAATCATTGATGTTCTGCTTAGTAATGTCATTAACATTTAGTTGCTGAATATACTGATTAATCCCACCTTTACCCCACAAAGGCCTGCGCATCCTTATCAATTTACCAGGTTGTGGATCAGATAGATCAGCTGAGTTAATTGCATAAGGGTCATAGATAATCATATCATTTATCGCTTTTCTAACATTAGCAACGTGTGAATTGAATAACCAATCAAGCACACCTTGAAGTCCACCAAGAATTTCCAACCTACTTAAAGGCGAAGCTGAATAACCATCAGAATCTGGACAACAAGTTGCAATTGGAAACTTGTCATGGTCAAAGTCTGCAGGCCTACACTTAATTAAAATAGAATCAGCAGCTACCTGGAATAAATATTTCTCAGGATATTCAGAATTACTCAATCCCCATTCTTTTGGTACTATCTTAATATACATAGGTATTTCATCAACAGGGTGAAGGATATTGGAGTTATAGCTCTTAGTACTCCCTGTTCTTAAATTTCTATTAGAATTATTTTCTGAGTAAACTGTAGTTCTCCTAACTCCAATATCCTTTAAATAATGTACGTTGAAGAAATCTAAATCACTTTGTTCTTTAGTTAATAGATCAATGTAGTTGGTTTGATTAACCCAGCCAATAAATTCACCATCTTGCACCTGACCAGCTGGCACGTTTGGGTCAGGGAGGTATGTATACTGATCAATATTCCTAAGAGCATTACCAGCAAAACTCTTTGTAGTTTTCCAATAAGGAGCAACTGCTCCAACTCCATAAACAAAAGCATCTCTCCACATTGTGTGAAGGTTCAACATAGCCTTAAACTTATTACAATGAAGGTTGATAACCTTCTCAAGCTTAATTGAGCCAAGAACATCTTCAGGTGAATAACCTTCATATTTGAAGATAGGATCACGAAAAAATGCTGTCATCATATAACTTAACAATGTCTCAAGAATTGCATATGAATAGGGGAAGACAATGCTTACTGGTTTTCTTGGATCATTAAGTTGAACTTTAGTCTCATCATCATCAACCATTTTGTAAGCTGTGAGATATTGATCTTGCTGATTCCAGGAAGCAAACCTCGTCTGCATATGTTTAGCTGATTCTCTTGCTCTTTCCATTACTTTAGATACAATTGAATCATGTAGTTTTGAACCAGGTCTTAAGTTTAATTGATTAGGATATTCATAACCGTAGTTAATGCCTGACAAACTACTAACATTTACACTATTTTCCCCTGTAACAATATTCATTATACAACTCTCCATTCATCTGAAAGTATAAGATCATTTTCAAGTTCGTCAAATTCACCCAATTCACTAAAATCATCTTCTTTATTGGAAGGGTCAAAGTATATAAATTCCTGTTCCATTACTAAATTTATATAAGCAAGTGCATCCATAATATCCAACCTTTTTGATTTAGGAAACCAAAGGAGTTGAAGTTCAAGTGATTGACAATTACTCTTATTATGATACATATAACCAATTCTATAGTTAGGTGCGAGTGTTGCAATCCTATCTTCCTTATGACCTTTTGCATTTAACTCAATATAACGACAGTAAATTCCTCTAACTCTCATTTGATTTTCAATAGGTTGAGAGATGAAAGAGTGAAGACCTGTAACCTCAACACAAAGAAGAGTTGCCTTAAATCTCAAAACCATTTCAAACATTAAATCATAAAGTTGATCAGGCGTGAACTTTCCAGCTACTACATCCCTCACAAATATCTTCCCTGACTTCCTATCAATAGCTGTACAAACTATAGCAGAATCAGCTGAATGGAGTTTATGAGTTCTGGCCGGATCAACTAAAATCACATGAGTCATATTTGAAACTTTATAATATGAAGTTTCACCACTCTCAATAATCTTTAACCTATCATGTTCATCATCAAAATATTTAAAATACTCTTCTTTAAAAACTGCATCTTTTAAAGATATTGGAATATTCATAAATTCCATGAAAAAGAGATCAGTCTCACCTATAGCTTTATGCTCTTCATAACTCTGTTTAATTTCCTCAGTCGTCATATAATTAGCATCATAAGTGTTAAAGTTCTCATCACATATACTTAAAACAACTGAGTGCCAATCTTCAGCATCAATAAACTGTTGAAGGAGAGCTTCTTGATGTTTAATTGTGTCGATGTAAAGGAAAGTTGCCGGCTTGCCATAACGACTTTCAGTTTTCATAAGATCAGACAAAAACCACTTTTTCAACTTATCTCTCTGCTCATCACTTCTAACACTCTCAAGAGTTTCAAGATCATCAATGACAACTAAACCAGGCCGATGCCCCATCCAGTTAAGACCACGAACCTGTTGTCCAGCACCACGGGGGAGGATGAAAACATCTCCATAAGCTGTCCAAGATTGTTTTGAAAAGGTGTCATCAACTCCATCGTGACCAAACTTAATGTTACCAAAGAGCTTTTTAACAATCTCATTGGTTTGAAGCATACGCTTAATACCTTCAGTCTGCATCTCAGCAGCCTTCTCTGAATTTGACAGATAGATAATGAAGCTCACCTCACGAAATAGAATAGCTTTGCAAACTCTAATTTTAGCTATAGTAGTTTTCCCAAGTCCACGAGGCGCAGCAATTGCCTTCTTCTTACTATCAGCATCAATTATATCAAATATCTTATCATGTAAAGATGAAAAAGCTGCTGGAACATCATCAGGGAAAAATGTCTTAGCAAATAGTTTAGTGGATGTCATACACTTTAAAACTATCTCCCTGATTTCAGGACTATTTTTATCGTAAGATTCTATCTCTTCAGTCATTTTATTATTGCTGTATGCAGAATATGCATACAGCAACCCTCAATTTAGTTATTGTTTAATATCTTGTGTATAATTACAGCCAATTCCTAAAAATGCTCCTATTCTAACACCAAGGTATCCAACCTTCTTTGTAACCCACCAAGAAGTTGTACCTACATCTTTTTCAAACTCCTTATCAGCCCACTTTCTTTCTTCCGGATTTTTAGCGTTTTCACATCTCCAATCATGACGGCAGGAAGCAATCGGGTGGTTATGTTTTGGAAATGCCCATCTGAGAAATAATGGAGTTGAATTGCCATTCCAGATATAATCAAAAGGAACATAACCATCTGAACCATCAAAGTTCTTGCAATACAATGGTGCAGTTAACGCACGGAGATCATCTGTACCAGGTACGTTACGCATATAAATTATTGTTCCAGATGAAGCCATTATTTATCTTCTTTAGTTACCGGTTTTTCAATATACTTCTGAGCCGTCTTTCCACCAAGGGCCAGACCGATAAGCATAAGCTGATCCGACGGCATTGGAATAAGCTCACCCTGCTTCCAGCATACAGCGCACCAGGCTATCATGACCAGGGAAACAATCATGAAGCTCATGACCCGCATTGACGACATTTGCCCGTTATTGTCTTTCAGAAATTCCATCTTTAATTCTCCTGTGAATAAATAAATTTCATTATGTTTACAGGGTGATTTTCGTTATTAATCGGAACCGTACAAAGAACTTTAATTGAGTCTTCAACATACTGGTATTCCATCTCCGTCTCCGGGAACTGGATTATCTCTGCTGTCATTGTCAGACTTCTCCCAAGCTAATCTAAAATTACTGAATGAATATCAGAATATGTTTTTCTTTTCGCTCGATCAAACTCATCAAAGGCGGTTTGAGTTGATTCTTCAAGTTCTTGTCTAATCTTGCGTGGATTCAATGAAGGCATGGAGCATGGAACAGTTTTCCCATGAATCATCTCTCTCGATGAGAGTCTCATTTTTGTCATGTCGATTATCATCTGTTTCCTCTTTATTCTCATCCACGATACACCGGCCATCACAAGCCGGACATTTAACCATACTGAAGCCTATTTCATCTTTCGCAATTCCCCACCCTTTGCAGACATTACAAGCCTTGAACACCATCAATAAGTCCAGATTAATCTCTGTTCTTTTTTTGGATCATCATCAGCATGGATAAAAGTCTTTGCTACCCCAATCCGGGTGAAACCTGCCTTGACCAGTGCATCAATCATTATAAATCTACTTCTTGAATTATCACATCTGATATCAAATGCCCCAGTTAGATGACTGGAATTATCTCCAATAAAACTAACTTTATTATTATGTTCTGAACATCGAATTGCAGAGTTAAGGATGAAAGGAATGTCTGCAATCCTTCTGGCAAGATAAATTCTATCCAATGTTTCAGATCGGAAATCTTTCTTACCGAGACCACAACCACATTTACAATTAAACTCATGATCTTGAAACATTATTCCAATCCCCTCTTCTTCCTATCCTTCTCACCATCTTCCAGAACATATTCAAAAAGAGTTTGAATCCTAGTTAATACATGATTCATTCTATCAAACTTTTCTGACCACTGATCAAATTTTTCATCCATCTTTTTATTTAAATCCTGAAATGTTGAATGTCCTTCTTTAAGCTTTTCTTCAATAGTTAAAAGTCTATTATCAGTCTGAGCTTGATGAGTGCAAGAATCCTGCTGACAAAGGTTGAACTCACGCTTTAAATTAATTGCACAACATTCTTTCCGATGATCGTTGAAAGCTTTAATAGTCAAATACTCCTCCTTTTTAACCCTTCCAGACTCAACCCAATCCCAGATGATTTTCTTGAGTAACCAGACTAAAAGACCTAACAATAGTACAGCAATAACACTCTCATTCAGCTTATCCACAGAAGTCCTTTCAACTCAATGTATTAATTTTATTTACACTGAATGATTAAAAGTGACCCATTCGTAGCCTCATTACCAACAACATAAGGCTTCAACCTCTTTTGACTATCCTCAGTATTGAAATACTTAATCTTGTTATCATAAGCTGTCGCAGCCTTTTCAGAAAAGTATTGCACTCCTGTGGCAACTCCTTCCCTAACAATAATAATATCATCAGTCGCAGTTGGCTTAAATTCAAAACTTTCAATAACTAAGCCGTCTGGGTAGGAAGTTGTGGAGTCCCATGCTGTCGCACCATCAAATAAAACACTAATTGTATGACTGCCTGTTTTAACTGTAAGAGCCATTCTTTTCTATTCTCCTATTTTAATTTAAAAATTTAAAGCCTAATTGAAGTGCCTACATCATTTAAACCACCAGTTGATTTAGCCACACCTGTTATTGTCTGAGTTGTATTTATCAAACCAAGTGAAATTTCATAAATAGCCTCTTCTTTATCTGTATTGGTTAATTCATCAATAGGCCCTGAATATAAACCTAATGATAATATATCATAAGGACTTATAGCCATTACTTAATCCTCAACCACTTTTTAAAAGTTGGCATATTATACCATTTATATTCCTTAGGCCCAAACTCTTCAAGATATTTCTTATTCTCACCTTCCATATATTCAACTATTTTCTTATTCAAACTATCTACAATATTTTTATTAAGTGCTTCTTGAATTGACATAGCAGTTTCATCAATCAGTTTAAACATTGTATGAATTATGTTAGTAGCTGAATTGGTCATGCCACAACCACAAAAGCATACATTACCTTCTGTCCTATACTTAGTTGGATTATCCCTAAGCTCCATAAATAGATCAATTAAAAGTGCATCAACAATTTGCTGATCAACCTTCTTCTCATCTCCATACTTCTTAATTCTCACAATTGAAGATTCAAACTGATTATTTAAATCATAACCACCTTCAACCCAAAGTTTCTTAGCATCAAATAGAATCATTATTTCACCTGTCTCATAGCTTTACGAGTTACAGTTGTGCCATCATCTGAATATGCAGCAGCGATTGTGCCAATTAAATTACCTGCATCATTATACTGCTTTGTAGCACCATCAGCAATTGTTATCTCTTTCTTATTGATTAGATCAGTAACAAGATAATCAAGGTCAGAGTTGTCTGCCTCCATTGATGTTTTCACAGCCGCAGCAGTTAGCATGTTAGTAACTGTGGTGACTGTAGCTACTGTGTCTGCTGCAGGATCAAAATAATCAACACTTGGAATTGTTCTTGCTTCAAACTCTGCAACCGTTGGGATATCTTTGATAAGGGTGTCAAGAGTGGTCCCAGTATCAACAAGTATATCCGCTGAATCAGATTTAACAGCTGCGATATCCACCGAAACAGACGCCCCGACAGGAGTCCCTATTTTCGTTTGAATATCTTCCGTATCTGTTCTAATTTCATCAACCTGATTTGCCATCTTTCCGGCAGTTCCGGCATCAAGTTCTGAAAGCCTGGCTTCAGTGCAAACGGCAGCAGTAGCAAGAGCAGCGTCTGAAATAGCGATATCACATTGAGCATTAATGCTTGCCAATGCTGTTGCATTAAACGTAATGTTGCTGTCTGACTTTGGGACTTTTGCAAGTTCTGCGGAAGTGGCCAAACCTGACAAATCATCTGTGGCGGCAATTGTAGATTGAGGTACACCAAGAACAGTTTTAATTGTATATGAAATTGGCAAGCAATCAGTAAGAGCAAAACTTAAACCTATCATATCACCATTCATATCTGCTGCTTCAAGATCAATTTCCCACTGAGCCGCATCTGTATTATATGTTGCTGCGTTGGTAAGAGCTGATCCAGTACCGTCTATTAATCTTGTTTCAACAGGGGTGCCAGTGGTAACTGTGGCTCCAGTAGATGCGTTGATAAAATTGCCAATGGGAAATCCTACCACGGCTGTATTTTTCTTAAACATTCGCAAAGCTCCCTGATAATAAGTTGTTACAGTTTCTTGCCCATGAAGGATTAAAGGTTGGTGTTTCGCCACCATCCCCATAGGAAAAGGTCCGAATAGCGTCAAAATCAGCAAGCGTCTTAGGGCTGTTTGCAATGGCTATCTCATCTAACTCACCATCCCAATAATTTGCACCCGAACTCGCATTGGCGTAGGTGGAACCAATGCTAAATAATCCAGAGTCGACTGACATTTGATTGATTGTTGACCCCGAACCCTCTGAGAGTTTGATATCAGGAGTTCCACGCTGGTACAGGGTGTAAATATATGTCTGAGTAGAGTCATTGTAACTGAGACCCATAAAGTACCAATCGCTTGTGTTTGGCTCAAAATCACACAAATTTATGTACTCGGCCGATCCTCCTGAATTATACCCTAAGCCAAATTGAAGCTTATAAACCTCGTCGTTGTTATGAACAAGCAAGGCCCACGACAGATACCCATCCCCTCGCCATTTACCACAGATGGCCGCTCTAATTCCTAACGCAGGCCTTGCCTCAAATCTAAATCTGGCTGTGATGGCAAGATTTGTGTTAGTGGTACCATTTTTACCGGGGAAGCCGGATGATACAGAGGCGTCGGAGCGTGTGAACCTCTCCCCGATACTCCGTTCGAAATCAGCAGAACAGGCCCCTTCCCAGAAATTTTCTGTATTTTCCTCGACCGTGTTGAC